ACACAAGGGTTAAAAGGAATACCAGGAGTGATGAGAAATCTCAATGTAGAGATTCAGAAGATAAAAGGGAGAAGCATGAAAGGATTGATTTTGGCTGTAGCAGAAATCAGAAGAGATATGGATAAAACTCCTCCTCTTATCCCTATTGATACTGGTAACTTGCGGGGATCGTGGTTTACTACTCCGTTTTATCATATAACTACTCCGGGGATAATGTTTGGGTTCAGTGCAAATTATGCTTGGTTTGTACATGAGATGGTGGATAAGGGAAAGAAGATTAATTGGAATAGACCAAATTCAGGTCCAAAATTTCTTGAAGCTGCTTTAAAACGAAATGAAAAGAAGATACTGGAAATTATCGCACAAGAATCTAAAATGCGCCATCTGTTGATATAAAGGACATGTTGGAGAGTGAGAGCTCTTTAGGATTGCTTTTTGCTACAAATTTGTTTGTTGGAAAGGAGGAGAACAGTCCAGATGATTGTGTTACTATTTTTGATACTTATGGACGTTCTCCTCTCTTGGAGTTGGAAGGGAATAGTGGGTATGAGTATCGGGCAGTACAAATAAGAGTGAGAAATAATAGTTATGTAGCTGGTTGGAACTTAATGCAACAAATATATGATTTACTCCACGGAAAGAATCATGAAGTGTGGAATAACAGTGAATATCAAATCATCTATGTCAGTAGTGGTCCAGCTCTACTCGATTGGGATGAAAATGATAGAGTACGATTTGTTTTAAATTTAGAAATCCAAAGAAAGGAGGTGTAATGCTATGAGTAATGCTGTTGCAGGTGTAGGCACTCTATTCCGTAGATGGAGTGGAACGGCTTGGGCGAATATTGCGGAGGTTAACAGTATCAGCGGACCCAAAATGTCCCGGGAAACTATTGACGTAACGTCTTTAGATTCAACGGGGGGTTATCGAGAGTTTATTGCTGGTTTCCGGGATGCTGGTACGGTTACCTTGAACATGAATTTCACCCGTGCTGGGTATGATCAAATGAAAGATGACTTCGAGTCAGACACTTTGCAGAATTATGAAATTGTTCTGCCCGATGCGGAGAATACTTCCGTAGAATTTGAGGGGTTGGTTACAGAACTGCCTTTAACCATCTCACCGGATGACAAAATCACTGTTGATGTAACCATCAAGATCAGTGGTGAACCAACTGTCAATTCAGGTAGTGGGTCTTAATTTTTTATGTGAACTAATCAAGTTCATTTTTTTTAATTGTTTTGTTTAACTTTTTAAAAAATTCTAATCATGGTAAAGTACATAAAGTACCAGGGAAAACAATATCCAGTCAAAATCGGTTATCGGGTATTAAAGAATCTGCAGAAGGAAGGTGTTGATTTGAGTGCTGTTAAAGAGGATTTAACTGTATATGAAACACTTTTGTTCTATGCTCTTCAAGCAGGAACAAAGATTGAAGGTGAAGAAATGCCTTTCTCCAGAGACCAGATGGAAGATCTACTGGATGAAGTTTTTGAGGAGTTTGTAGGCATTGTACTGGATTTTTCCCAAAACCTGGGGACTCCTTACTCCCCTACGGAGAGGAATTCTCAGGGGGATCTGAACAGTTAGTGTCTTTTGAGGCAAGATTAAGTGAGTTATTTGGTATAGCAGTTAGTCGTTTTGGGTTATCTTGGGATGAATTTTTGGAATTATCTCCGATCGAATTTCATTGGGCGTTGAAGGATTCCAACATGAGAGAATTTAATTTGCAGCGGTCAATTTTTGAAGCAATGAGGATTCAGACTGTTCATTTGATGAACATTTCTGGCAAATCGCTGAAAAGGGAAATTACTAATCCTCAACAGTGGATGCCTTTCGTGTGGGAAAAAACAACTAAGTCGGTTAAGAAACAATCTGTTGAAGAGATGAAAGAAATTCTACTCAGCATAGTCAGTGGTGTAAAGAGAAAAAATGAACGACTAAGAAGGCTAAAAAAGAGTGCTCCACCAATTAAGCAACAAAAGAAGAGAAAGAATTAACACACATGGCAGGAAATCGTATAGGAATAGGACAGTTAGTTGCCAGCATTGGGTTGGATTTAACTGCTCTTCAGACTGGGTTACTTCGAGCAGAGCGATCCATGCAGCAGGCTGGAAAGAACATGCAACGCATAGGGAAGACAATGTCTATGTCTGTTACTCTTCCTTTGTTGTCGATTGGTGGAGCTGCTTTTAAGATGGGCAATGATTTTGAGAGTAGTTTGTCTAAAGTCATTGGATTGGTAGGAGTAGCACGGGATCAGGTAAGAGCATGGGAAAAGGATATACTACGATTGGCACCTACCGTAGGTAAATCACCGAAAGAATTGGCAGATGCTATGTTTTTCATCACTTCGGCTGGTTTACGTGGTGCGGAGGCGTTGGAAGTCCTGGAAATGTCTGCAAAAGGATCGGCGGCTGGTCTGGGTGAGACAAAAGTAGTTGCTGATTTGGTTACGTCAGCTATGAATGCCTATGGTAAAGAGAATCTAAGTGCTGCTCAAGCTACTGACATTCTTGTGGCTGCCGTGAGAGAAGGAAAAGCAGAGGCTGCCTCTTTGGCTGCTGCTATGGGACAAGTTCTTCCTATTGCATCTGCTATGGGAGTGGAGTTTAATGAGGTATCAGCTGCGGTTGCTGCTATGACTCGTACTGGTACAGGAGCAGAAACAGCATCTATGCAATTGAAGAACGTTTTAAACTCACTTTTAAAACCAACTTCACAAGCTGAGGAAGCTCTTGATAAAATGGGGACTTCATCGGCCAATTTAAGAAAGACTATTAGGGAAAAGGGAGTTCTTGCCGCACTGATGGAAATTCGTTCTCTTACTAATGTGTGGGGGGAAGAGATGATGGCGGAAATCTTCCCAAATATTAGGGCACTGACTGGAGTACTTGATTTGATGGGTAGTAATTTAAAGGATAATGTTGGTATTTTTGGTGCGTTGGAAGAAGCCACTGGAGCATTAGACAAAGCCTTTGAAGAAGTGTCCAATACTGGTGATTTTAAATTCAAACAAGTTTTAAGTGATTTAAAAACTACTGCTACTATTTTGGGGGAATCAGTAAGGGATTTCTTGCTTCCGGTATTTGAAAAGATGAGAGATGCTTTACAACGAGTTACGAATTGGTTTAATGGGCTGAATGATGTACAGAAAGAAACAATTATCAAAGTAGCAGCAGTAGCAGCAGCTATTGGTCCTGCTGTATTTGTGGTAGGGAAATTAGTGTCAGGTGTAGGTGCAGCTATAAAAGCGTTCCGGGTGCTGGCTACTGTGTTGGCAACAAACCCTATTCTGCTTGCAGCTGGAGCGGTTACGGCGGCGGCTGTTGCAATAGTTAAATTTACTAATAAGGTCAGTGCGGCGAGAGAGGAGATGGCTTCTTTATCCAGTGTAGTTAAGCAGAATGTAGCGGAAGAGAAGGTAGAGCTACAATTGTTGCTCAGGGTAGCAGAAGATGAAAATACTGCTTTGAAAGATCGTAAAAAAGCTATTGATGAATTAAATAGAATTCTACCTGATTATTTGGGGAATATTGATGAAGAAAAAATCCGCACCGGAGAAGCAAAAGAGATGGTGGATAAGTATATTCAGTCTTTGGAAATGAAGGCACGGTTGCAAGCTGCGGAGGAACGGTTGGTAGAATTGGAAAAGGAACGAATTAAGGCACTTGAGGAGGGAGACAATAAAAAAGTTAAATTCTTACAGACTGCGTGGAATGCAATAAAGACAAGTGGAAATTACTTTAGGTTTTTGGAAGCACAACAGGAGACCGCTGCACGAAACACTGCGAAAGCATTGGAGGATAATGAAAAACGTAGACAAGCTCTGTTAGAAGTAATTGACGAAACAAGTACTGCTGTACAAAATATAGCTGATGCAGAGCAGGAGATTGCGGATGCTTTAGCTGATGCTGAGAAAAAACGACAAAAAACAGATGAAATTTTAGCACAAGCTGAAGCTGCAGAGAGACAAGCAGAAGCATACAAAAAGATGCTGGAGACGATGGAGTCTATGAAGAAATTGTTTGCCGAGATGGCTAAAAATGCACCTAAGTTTAGATCTGAAACATCTATCGGCACTCCGGAAACAAAGGATGTAAGTCCCTTTAAAGGATTTGATTTCACTACATGGGCTGGGGTAGATACATCTGAATTGGCTCCTATGGAAGTTCCAGAGGTTTTGATTGAAACGACTGACTATTGGAAAAAATTAGGAGAAACCATTACTGAGACAACAACATTGACCTCTATTTTTTCTGATGCTATACTTGGTATTGGAGACGCTTTTGAAGGGATTTTCAACAAGACAAAGGGTGGATTTAAAGATATGGTCACATCCATATTGGAGGGATTAAATCAAGTGATCACTGGATTGCTTGCGGAAGCTATTGCGGCTACAATCACTGGCAGTATGAAAACAGCAAAGAATCCGATTGTAGGTTTGGCATTAGCGGCAGTAGGAACGGGATTATTGCTGGCATTGTGGAAAAGTAAAGTGCCTGAATTTGCCAGTGGGGGATTAGTATATGGAGACACTTTGGCACGTGTTGGTGAGTATCCAGGAGCTAAACAGAATCCTGAAGTAATTGCTCCTTTGAGTAAGTTACAAGGGTTGTTACAAAATCGAGCAGAGACTCATGTATTTGTGCATGGAGAATTTGATGGCAGAGTTTTACGTCTCGTCCAGGATTACAGCGAAACTATTGAAAGGAGATCACGGTGAGTTATCAAACAAAATATAAAGTAGGATGTCATTCGTTGTTAGATAACGCTGCGTGGATAGTGTATATTGAACAGGATGGTTTTTTAGGGTCTGTTACAGAGCTGCTTGGTGCTGGCAATGTGATTGAAATACGACAAGAGGGGACATCTAATGATATTTTATCCCCTATCATAGGCACTTCATTGACTATTCACATTCAGGCTGAAAGTAGGTTACAGTTAGTTGAGTTTTTATATGCCAGCAATAAGGAGTACCGTATCATTGTAAAGGAGCAAAAGGAAGGCAGTTCATCCGTTTATAGTTTTATGTCTTTTTTCATCCTTCCAGAAGGATGTCAAATGCAGTATATTAATGGGGTACATATAGTTACATTAATAGCAACTGATGGATTGGGGGATTTAAAAAACATTGAGTACCGGAATCCTACTACTGATGCACTATATACTGGATGGGAGACAGATTTGGAAATTGTTCGTCGTTGTTTGATGCGTATTGGTGATAATGATATAAATTTACTATGTGATGCTACTGATTTGCATGAAGTTGGGTACTCATCAGGATTGGCAAACTATAAATCAAATCAAGATCGGTTTCTCAACGAGACAGAAGATGGATTGGTTCCCTGGTTTTGTTATGATGTATTAAAAGCAGTGTTGGAAAGTTATGGTGCACGACTGATTCAGGGCAATCAAAGCTGGTGGATCGTTCGACCTGTTCAACAGGATGATTTAGTTAGCGGTTACAATGTGCGTTGTTATAGTATGGAGGAGTCTTCCTATGATAATGTGGCTTATCAAATTTATCCAAAGGTATCTATTTCCGATAATCTTGCTAATCTCAGAAATCCAGCTGCTAATGAGTGGTTTATACGTGAGAATTCTTTAAAATTACAAGCTCTTCCCGGGTGGAAATCTTACACTCAACTACAAAACACAGGTGTTCTCAATCTGATAAAAACAGGGAGTTTTCAGGATGATATAACTGTAATTGAATCCTATTGGATTGGACAAGGGTTTATGTATTACGACATCGTCCCCAGAGGAACTCAATCTCAGCAGGAGTATGTGTATGATAAGGATAAGGATTCTCTATCAAAAAAACTTGTACAACGGGAAGATTACTGCATGAAGTTAGGTTTGGTTGGTTATGGAGATGGTAGTGTTTCCTATGTTGAATACAATGAAACTATCA